GTAAGTCGGGCTTTTGGAAAACAAATCAGTCTTGCACGAACCTGACCGATTTTACTGGTGCATCTCCAACGACTCCTATATCCGGCACTTTGTACAAATGCACAGCCACGAACACATGGACTGCATATTATACCCCTTACACCTATCCTCATCCACTTCGGGGAGCAACGGACGAAACCGCCCCGACAGCTACTTGGGAAATTGATTCAACGGGACTTATAGCCACGGCAACATTCTCTGAATCTGTCAACGCCACTACTAAAACAGGGGTAAGTTTTACGGGGTCAGTCACAGGAGCAATCACAGCAACCTACAAAGACGGGATGCCGGGTGGTATTGTCAGATACGATCTCAACAAGGAAGTCCAACAGGCTGATACGGTTGTTGTTGATTACACGACTCCTGGGGATGGGATAAAAGACCTCGCCGGTAACGCCCTTGCGGATATTTCAGACGGGGCTGTCACTAACGGTTCAACTCAGAACACCCCTCCGCTTGTCACGCTTACCATTGGCGCACACGTTGGCGCAACGGTCAACGTCTATCCCGGTATTAACTGCGGTTCGACTTGTGGGCCGGTGGAGTACGAAACGGGGTCTGTTCTGACTTTGAGCGTACAGGCGTTGAGCAATTACACAGGTTGCACGATAGCGGGTACTGGATGCGGGGCTTCAACCACCATGAGCGAGGCGAGGACTTGCACCGTTACTTGCACCAAGATAAGTCCCGACGTTGTGCTTGGAACTGGGGCGGCGGTTACATTAGGAACGGGAGCGGTTGGTACATTGCAATAGGCACAGCCTTGGATGCAAAAGCCACAGAGGGCTGATCATATTGAGAGGCGCGGATAGTGAGCGATAAAATATTAAACGAAAATTTAGAAGATGCCATTGATACCGAGGATGGCGCGGATCTGCTCAACGAAGAGCGCTACTACGATGTGGTTGCCATTACCTTCACACCGCTGTGCGGCTCGATTACATTTACACCTCAGGTGGCAATATGATGATCATCATTAACGAAAAATCGACATTAGTGCTTCGGCTGGGCTTCAAGGATGGCAGCGCCCAGGCGGTAGTTCCGACGGCAGGCCGATACCGCATTGACGACGTCAACTCGGACTCTCAGATCCTGGACTGGACGGATTTCACACCCTCGGCGTCGACGCACGATCTGACGATCACATCCGCGCAGAATGCGATTATCAGCAACGCCCTGGAGTCGGAGAAGAAACTGGTCACCGTCGATGTTACCTACGGTACCGACGGCAAAAAGATCACCGGCGAATATATTTACATCGTGAAGAACCTGGCTAAAATTACATAGGAGGATCCACAGCTATTATGTACTGCACGCAATTAGACATCGTCAAGGCCATCACCGAAGCGATCGTCATTCAACTGACGGATGATGACAATGTCGGTGTGATTAACGACGCACACGTCACGCAGGCGATCCAGACGGCGGACGACGAAATCAACGGATATTGCGCCGTGAAATATACTGTTCCGTTTACCACCGTGCCGGGAATGGTGAAGGGACTGTCCATCGAGATCGCCGTTTATTACCTGTACAAGCGCCGCACCGTCCCGGAGACCATTGATAAGGCATACGGCAAAGCCATCTCGCGCCTTAAAGACATTGCGCGGGGACTGGTGTCCCTGGGCGTGCAACCGCCTCCGGCAGCAAGCGCAGGCGGTCCGGAGGTCAACAAGAATGAGAGCGATCGCATTTTCACTATGGATAAAATGACAGGGTTTTAATCATGCTGACGGCCATCGAAGAAAAAATAGTTGAACGATTAAATGAAAAGCTTACTGACGTAAGCCGCATTAGCATTGACGAAGCACACAGCGCGCAGTCGCTCAAGGTTCCGGCTGTCGATGTCATTGTGAGCGGCGGGGCTTTTGTTCGTGTGGCCCAGCAATGGAAAGTCACGCCGCAGGTGTTTGTGATCGTGACGTTTCAAAATTTGCGAAGCGTGGCCGACCGCCGCAAGGGCGTTTATCCCATACTGGAAGCCATTCTGGCGCTGCTGGTGGATAACAAGCTGGGCCTGAAGATCGATGCGCTTGCACCCAAGCGCCTGGACAACATCACAGAGGAAACCGAAGCCAATGCAGGAAAGATCGTTTTTCAAATTGAATTTGAAACCGGCTTTATTATCGCCAAACAGGATGATGAGGTCATTTCGGATCTGTTACGCATCGGCCTCAGCTATTATTTGCAAGACCCGGCAGACGATGACGTCGCCGACGCAACGGATCTGGTGACATTAAGTCAAACGTAAGGGGCTTTAGTAACCAAAGGAGGATACCATGAAAGTACAAGCAGCACCGGGCGCTAAATGCCCAAAAGAAGGCAAGCCGCGAGAATATATTACAGACAACATGCCCGTGGAGGTGCCCGACAGCGCCTACTACATTCGTCTGGTTGCCGACGGCTCGCTCACCGAGATCTCAACCACGGCGGAAAACGCAGATAAAAAGGGAGGTAAAAAATAATGGCATCAAAAAATATTTCATTTGATTTGATTCCCAGCAGCATCCGCAAGCCAGGCAAGTACTTTGAGTTCAACACCAAACTGGCTGTGCGCACGCTGCCCAACAACAAGCAAACGATGTTGATCGTTGCCCAGCGGCTGGCGGCAGGCAGTGTTGCTGCGCTTATTCCGACGCAGGTCTTTTCCGACGCGGAGGCGGCAGCGTATTTCGGTGAGGGTTCCATCGCCCACCTGATGGTGCGGGCCGCTATCAAGGCCAACGCCTATCTGGATTTGTCCGTTTGTGCGCTGGATGATTCCGCATCCACGCCAGTGGCCCGTGTACACACTCTGGCCATTACCGGACCGGCCACGGGAAGCGGCACATTTACGCTGTATGTCGGCAACGTTCGCTACCAGGTCGGCATTACCTCGGCCGATACCGCCACGATTATCGGTGCAGCCCTGAAAGCCGCACTGGACAATGACGCCGCGCTGCCTTTTACGGTGGTACATACCACCGGCACACTGGTCTTTACTGCCCGAAACAAGGGCACCGTGGCCAACCAGATCGATTTTGAAGCGGTGGCCACAGCCACCGGCGTCACGGCTGCTTTCACGGCCACTACCGAGGGATCGGTTGACCCGACCCTGGCGACCGCCCTGGCCGCGGTCTATGCCAAAGAATATAACATCGTGGCCACACCGTTCATTGACACCACTTCGCTGGGTGCGCTCAAAACCCATCTGGACAGCATATCCGGCCCGATGGAGCAGCGGCCCTGCGTGGGTGTGTTTGGTTATGACGGAGCGCTGGCGGATTGCACCACGCTCACCACTGACAGCGTCAATTCCGGCCGCATCCTGTGCGCCTATTATCGCGGCACACGCAGCCCGGCATACGAAATCGGTGCAGCAATGGCGGCGGTCATGGCCTTTGAGGAAGATCCCGCCCGCCCGCTTAATACCCTGGCGCTGACCAATATCGCCGTGCCCACCGTGGCGAACCGGCTTTCCCGGACAGAACAGGAAAACTTGCTGTATAACGGCGTTACGCCGATCGAAGTAGGATCCGGAGAAACATCCATCATTGTCCGCGCGATCAGCACCTACATCCATGATGCTGTGGGCCTGGATGACACGTCCCTTCTGGACATCACCACCATCCGAACGCTGGATTACGTTAGAAAAGCCGTCCGGGAGCGGATTTCCCTGCGGTTCCCGCGTGAAAAATTATCCAGCCGGACTCCGGAAGCCGTGCGTGATCAGATCCTGGACGTGCTGTACAAGTTGCAGGATCTGGAGATTGTCGAGGAAGTGGAAGCCAACGAGAGCGGCGTTATCTGTGAACGTGACTTGCAGGATGTCAACCGGCTTAACGCGAAGATTCCCACGGATGTTGTTAATGGCCTGCATGTCTTTGCCGGCCGCATCGATTTGTTATTGTAACACGGGGATTGGTTCCCGAAAAATACATCTGATAAAGGGAGGAACACATGTCAGAAGAATATGTCACCCAGGCACTCCTGGAAATAAACGGTCAAAACATCACCGATTTCAAGACCGTGACAGAAGGTGAGCGCGAGTTGTATAGCCCCGTGAAATTAATGAACAGCACCGGTCACGGGAAAAAGCTGGAACGGCCTACTGCCAAGGTGGATTATGTAATCCCTTCCGATACACCGGAATTCGATTTCACATCAGTGAGGGGCGGAACATTAACCATCGACCGGCAAAACGGAACCCGGATTAAATACACCGGCGTCTACACAACAAAGATCGGTGAGGCGCATTATGATGTCGATGCGGAATGCGTAGTCAGAACCATCGAATTTTCCGCGAAGAACAGGATAGGCTGATGATTACTGAAAAACGCACATTGATCATTGGCGTCGCGTATAACGGCCAGATGCACACGGAGCTGGAAGTGCGCCCACGCCTGGTGAAGGACCTGGTTGCTGCAAGCGGTAGCCCCCTGGTCGAGCAGAATAAAAACAATTACGAAATCTGCTGCCTGGCGGGACAAATCGTCAAGCTGGGTGAAATCCCGATAGAAGAAATCACAGCAGAACTCCTGTTAGAGATGTACGCGGATGATTTTGACGTACTCTCGGAAGCGGCGGAAAAGGCCCGGCAACGGGCCGCCAGCTTTCGAAGCGGGCAGGAAAACGATCAAAAGGCCGATGGTGGCGCTGATAAAGCTGGGATTCCGGCTGGATGAAGTGTTGTCCATGTCGGAACATGAGATGTGGGGCTGGATTCAGGCAAGCCTGCCGCCGCCTAAACCCAGCGGCAAGAAGTTTGTCATAAGGAAGAAAAAATGAAGGACATGATTGTCAGACTCTTGCTGCGCGGTGATAACAGCCGGATGGATGCTACCCTCAGGCAATCCGAAAGCCGCCTGAAAGCCTTCGGCAGCACGGCACGGCGCGAGTTTGCGACCATCCGCAATGCCGCACAGTCGCTCCAGGGGAAGATCGCCGCGCTGGGCATGTCAGTCGGCGCAGTCATGCTCATCAAGCAATCCGCCGAGCTGGACAAGATCCTGATCAGGATTGGCCAGACGGCAAACGAATCGCGCGTCAACGTGGCAGGTCTAAGGAAGGAATTTTTTAGAATGGCCGGGGAAACCGGCCAGAGCATTGAAAATCTAAAGGCCGGGTTTGATAATGCGGTGCAGTCCGGCCTGAATTTCAAAGAGGCTTTGCCGGTTACAGATGCTGTCAATAAGGCAATGGCTGTCACGGGCGCAACCGCTGACGAGCTTACGGCTGGACTAACTGTAGCAGCCACTGCGTTTCGGTTTGATCTGGCCCAGCCAAACAAGGCTCTCACCCTCCTGGACAAAATGACCGTCGCCGGACGCCAGGGCAATGCCGAACTCGAAAACCTCTCCAGCATATTTGCACGTGTCGGCGTCAACGCAAGCCGGGCTGGCATGGGGTTTGATCAGACATTGGGCTTCATCGAAGGTCTGTCGCTACTCGAACGTCAACCGCAACGTCTGGCGACACTGGCAGACAGCACGTTGAGACTGTTTACCAATATCCAATATCTGCAGCGCGCACAGAAGTCCACCGGCGTAAAATTTTTTGACACGTCCGGCGCGCGGCGGGATCCGCTGGCTGTCCTTGCCGACATTAAAACAAAATATGACAAACTGAAAACAGACCAGCAAAAAGAAATATTTATGGGCACCGCATTCAAAGGGGCCGATCTGGACACCATAAAAGGATTGCAGGCGCTGATGACCGGGGATCTGCTCTCGAAAGTCGCTGCCATGAATCGCGAAATCGAACAGGCTGGCGGAACCATCAAAAAAGACATGAAGACTTCGCTGGATAATGCCGTCGATCAAACAGGACGCTTGAAAAACAGGCTCCGGGAAGCGGCGGACGCTTTCATCCAGCCGTTAAACAAAGGGATCGCGACCATCAGTAAAAAGCTGGTGGATAAGAAAGAACAAGGCGGCCTGGATTTGTCCGGTAAAGAGATGGCCGCGGCTGGCGCAGCCGCGCTGGGTGTCGGATACCTGGGATATCGCCTGGGCGGAAAAGCACTGAAGAGCCTGATGGGAAGGCTGGGCAAAACGGGTGTTGGTATTGCCGAAGGAAAAGCGATCGAATATGCAACCGGCGTGACGCCAGTGTTTGTGACCAACTGGCCGGGAACGATGGACACGCTCACACCTGCCAATAAAGACGCTCTAAAAAAAGCTGAGGATCTGTTTAAAAGACCGGGGGTATCATCAAAACTTCCTTTTCTTGCAGCCGGTGGAACCCTGGGCGCAATCACGGCGGGCATCGGCGCTAGTTCCTATATGTATCTGAATCAGGGCGGCCCTGATGCTTATGCCAAAGCAAAGCCCTATTTAAATACTGTTCCCGCAGGTATGCTTGCAAAAGGAATATTTGATTTTACGGCGCTACTCTCCGGGTATTTTGATAAATTTGAAAACCTCGAAGTTAAAAACGACATCAAGCTTAATATTACGGTTGACCAGGCTGGCCGCGTCATCACAAAATCATTTGACCCCAACACCAGGCTAAGTGTCGATTTGAATCGCGGCACCTGGGATAATCCGCTGGGGGTGCGCTGATGTCGGTGCTATTGGATCAGTCTACATTGGAAACGGACGAAGGCCTGCTCGACGATATCATCATCCAGATGGAATATATCGAGGATAGCTTCGAGAAAGCGATCGCCCGCTACGATTATCCATTTGCGGACGGCGCGGATCTGGAAGACATGGGACAGAAAGCCCACGTCATCAAATTCCGCTGCTGGTTCTGGGATGATGCTGATAATCAAACCTATCAAGACCACACGCTGCTCCTGAAAAGTCTGGAAACAAAAGAATTGCTGGATTTTGTCCACCCTAAATATGGCTTACTGAAGGGGAAAATTGAATCCATCGTTATTCAGCACAACGATGATATCCGCATCGCCTCCATTGAACTCACGTTCATTGAGCAGATGCGTAAATCCCTGAAAATCACGGCCGCTCAAGGCGTTATGTCATCCGTAGAAGAGGCCTATCAAACGGGCCAAAATCAGCAGCAATCATTGCTGGAGCAGTTCATGAAGGAAATCCTACCCGCAGGCGATGTTGCAGCCGTAAGTGCCATATTGGACGAAGGACAGGGGCTTCTGACGCAGTTTCAGGGTTATTCAGAAAAAACCCGGTTATTCGTAGCCGGAATTGAGACCAGGCTTTCCGCTGCCGAGGCGGTTGTAAATCAGATTGTAAGCCCGGTGAATTCTATTCAGGCAACACTTACCTACGCCGCCACGTTACCGGGCCGGGTAATCGGCATGTTCTCGACGACTATTGAGAAATACAGTGGGCTGCATACAGCGTTGCGGCAATCCCCTGCTTTGTTTATTTCCCGCCTGGATCAGGAATACGATAATCTGGAAGCTACCTTCCAGGCGATCACGGACGCCGATCGCTCCTCATCCGCTGCAAATACGGGCGCGCTTACGATGCAACACCTGCAGATTGCCTGCGCTCAGCGCATGGCGTTGGAAGCGGCGGCCATATATGCCGCCGACGTGGAGGCCGCCAATGGCCGAAATGACGATGCGGTGCAGATTATGACCATGAATGAGCTGGAGTCGACACTGGCTATTGTCCGGGCTCGGCTGGAAACAGCCGTGGAGGTGGCACGGGAGATGGACAGCCTCAAGGCAATGGCTGCGGCCCTGCTCACCCAGGTTAATAGCGTGCGCCTGGAACGTGAAAAAATGGTCAAAGTGACGTTGGATAATCACATGCCGCTGCACCTGGTCTGCCTCAAATACGGCCTATCATACGCGGACGCAGAGCGGCTTATGAAAGTGAATCACATTTCGAAGCCTAATTTTACCAATGGCGAGGTGCTGGTCTATGCAAGCTGACCGTTATGCATCCGATACAGTGGAATTATTCGTCAATAAAATGAAAATCGATCATTTTTTGAGTTATCAGATCGCGGCGGATATGTACGAACCGGCAGATGCATTCCATTTGGAACTGGCAAATCCCGAGACGGATATTAACACCGGACATCTCTGCGAATTGCTGATTAACGGTCAAAAAGAGCTGACCGGTTTGATCGATAAAGTGACCCGTACAATCAACAAAAACGGCACTTCTCTAATTGTGGAGGGCCGCGACCTGATGGGGCTGCTGATCGATTCGCACATTGAACCGCCCTACTTCAATATTCAAAATATGAGGCTTCAAGCCCTGGCGGAACGATTACTGGCAAAGGTGCCGTTCATCCAGCGCAAATCCATCCGCTATCAGGACAGTGTGAATCAAGGTAAAAAGGGCGCGGCAAACAGCGGATATGTCTCAGCCCTTGACACACAGCAAAAGATTGGACAGATCGAGGCGGGCATGACGATTTTTGAAGTGTTAAAAAATTACAGTCTGAGCCGGGGCCTGCTCTTTTACTGCCTTCCTGACGGTACGCTGGTTTTCGGCCGGCCTTTGGTAAAGGGAACGCCAGAATATAAATTGCAGATGATGAGCAGCGGAACGGGCAATAATGTTATTGAATCGGACGTCATGCAGGATATCTCCAAACGATACAGCAAGGTGATCGTTATCGGCCAGCAGCAAGGCGCGGAATCCATTGCCAGCACCAGCATCAGTACGTCTAATGTCAGTAATCCCGCCACGGATACATCATTTCCTTTCGCAAAAGTATATGTTGAAAAGGACAACAATGACGATGCCAGTCCTGCTATGCGCGCCCGGTCGATCATGGAAAAGCAGCGCCGCGAAGGCACACAGTTGCTGTATACCGTTGGCCGCCACGCTCAAAACAATCAGAACTGGCAGATCAATAAATTCTGCCAGATCAAAGATGACAAGCAGACCTTGAAGGGGAAAAAGGGCATAGATGGTGATTATCTGATCTATGGCCGCACTTTTGAGATGGACAAACAGACTGGCCCGATTACAAAATTAAAGCTCGGCGAACCGGGAGTGGTGGCGTGATGGTCTTCTATCTGGCTTTATATTCAGTATTAAAAGGGCTTTTCCGCTGTGGCGTTAAAGTTACCCTTGCGGTGGCTGATTTCCGGCCGCTTTGTACTTCCTTAACAAACTGCCGGGCACGGAAAGAATCTGATTTGATAGTGATAATCCCTCGGCCGGTATCGTATGTAAAAGTGTCCCCGTTTACGTGTTGCACACTACGGGTTTCCAGTGTGATTTGGAAGGCCTTGTCCGCGGCGACCTGCCTCTGCGGTGCTGCAGCCTTATTGGGGTTATCCCATGCAAACAGCGTGGCCGGGATTAACAATAGAATGATTACAGCAGGCAACAGTTTCTTCATGGAGTTAAGATAACATGATTCGTGGCATTGTCAATGCGGTTACGGAAGGCTTGATAAAATTATTTTCTTCGTCCGGCCGGACAGGCGAAGTCTATGATGACCGTGAATATTTTCAGCACTACGGATTCACATCCCGCCCTTTAAACGGCGCTGAAATCATCATTATCAATGAGGGGAATCATTATCTGGGCATTGCCTCATGTGACCGCCGATATCGGCTGGCTGTGGAAAATGGGGAAGTGGCGCTGTACACGGATGAAGGCGACCATATTCACCTGAAAAGAAATAAAATTATCGAGGTCATCAGTGGCAACAAACTTATCGCCACCGTGGAAAATGAAGTGGATATCACCACGAAAGTGGCAAAGATAAACGCCTCTACGAGCTGTGAAATTACCAGCCCGAGCGTCACGGTCAATGCGTCCGGGAGTTGCGTCGTTAATAGTCCGTCAATCGTTCTGGGTGAGGGAGCCACGCGCACCATCGTCGATGAGCGGGCCATCCCCGTCTACAATCAACACACGCATCCGGGAGACGGTGCGCCATCACCGCAAATGTTCGTTGGCAATCATAGTACTAACGTCACGAAGGCATTATAAATGGATTTTGCGATCGCCATTGATAACCAAAACGGCACTGGTCAAATGACCTTTGAACCGGCAACATTGCTGATGAATAATATTTATGTGTCTCTCATGACACGCCGTGGATCTTTTTTCCAGAATCCTGCATTCGGATCGCGCTTACATCTGCTGCAGCGGTCTAAAAACACCAACAGGACCGCTCAACTGGCGATCGATTACAGCAAAGAGGCACTCGCTTGGCTCATCGATGAGGGCAAAGCCCAGGCGGTGGATGTCTATGCGCAGCGCGATGTTAAGCAGGTTATACACCGGTTGAAATTGCTGATTGAAGTCACGCCCGCCGGGGGTGGCCAGGCTGTAGAGTTTACGACATTTATTGAGGTGGTCTAATGAATTTTGAAAAAGACTTTGATACGTTATTTCAGGATATTCTGATTGACTGGCAAAATCAGTTTCCGGCCGCTGATCTGAGCAAAGGCAGCTTGATCTTTATGAAAAGTGCCTGTCTGGCTTCCGCACTGTGGGGACTTTATAAATACCAGGAGTGGATATCGCGCCAAATATTCCCGGACACGGCGGATACGGCCAACCTGGAACATCACGCCTGGGTGCGTGGTGTCTCGCGCACTGCGGGTGAAACAGACGCTGCCTATTTAGCGCGGCTGCTGGATTATATCCGCCGCCCGCCTGCAGGCGGCAATAAATATGATTATGTGAAATGGGCAAAGGAAATCAGCGGCGTAGCAAAAGCCTATTGTATTCCGATCGGGCAGGGTTTGGGTACCGTGGATGTAATCATTCTCGCGGACCAGAACACCATCGGTGATGAAGTTCCCAGCTCATCGGCCCGGACCGGCGTCACGACCTCCGTTGCAGCAAATAAGCTGATCGACGCCGATGCAACGTTTCAAACGGCCCATGCGGTTGGCGTAGGCGATATTGTGGAAAATCCCTTGCGGCAGACCCAGACTACCGTTACCGCCGTGGACAGCACTACGCAATTAGCCCTTGCCGCAGACATATTCTTATTTGCGGGCGATCCCTACATCGTCCACTGCCAAACAGGAACCAATACCGGCGTGGCGGCGGGTAAACTGATTGATAGCGCTGGTATTTTTGACAATGCAACCTACACCGTCAAGCCGGGTGATATTGTTAAAAACGTGACGGACAATCTGCAAACAACGGTGGTAACGGTAGACAGCGCAACGCAGCTTGCTCTTGCCAGCGACATCTTCAGTGTGATCGGCAAAAAATATGTGATTCATGGTCTGATCGGCCTGGTTAAAGCCTATATAGATCCGCTCCGGCCTGTAACAGCATCCAAAGTATCTATTGTGCCGCCGACCATCGTATCCCAGAATGTCACAATGACCGTAATTGGCACGGGCCTCGATACCGCCTCCATTGCCGCGGGAATCACTGCATATGTCAATACGATGATTCCAGGCCAGACGCTCTATCAGGCAAAACTTATTCAACTGGCAATGGAAGCCGGGGCAGACAATGCCACGTTAACGACGCCCGCCGCGGATGTCACGGCAACGGCCTATGAAATGATCCGTCCGGGGACAATCAGCGTAAGCTGATGAGCAGAGGAACATGACCGATTATATTCTTAACGAAGACGAATCCAGCCGCATCACAATGGAAAACGGCGATGGCCTGCTCCAGGAAGGCGGCGTTGGCATCCCCTCAATAATGGCTTTAGCGCCGGTCCTGAAGCATGAGGACGTATTGCGGCTGCTCTTTCCGCTTGAACTGGGCGGTGTTTATGATCAGGATGCCGTCCTGGAAGGGATGCAGTTGGATGACGTGCAGACAAGCGACGATAGCCTGCTGCGGGAAATATTCCCTCAATCCTGCGACAAAACCCTCGCAGACTGGGAGCGCGTATGCGGTTTGATCCCATTATCAACCGACACGCTACAAATGCGCCAGGCGCGGGTCATCACCAAGTTGCGCGAACGCGGTGGACTGTCGATCCCCTATTTTATAGAGCTGGCCAGCTCGATGGGGTATACCGTGACCATCGAAGAATTGCTGGCCAACACTGACGGCTACGGACCCGAGGGGATTTTTCGCTGGCGTGTGACGTTTACCGCAACGCCCCTGTATTATTTCCGCGCAGGACAATCCTACGCAGGTGAACGGCTGATTGATGGCCCGCTTGCAACAGCACTGGAAGGTCTGTTCACAGACCTGAAGCCCGCTCATACAATGATTATTTTTGCGTATTCTTAGGAGGTCATTATGCCAGGTAAAACAGTTTTTTCCGATATCCCGCCCCAGGGAACAATAGTCACGGCGGCATTTCTCAACGCGGTGAATAACCATCGCCACACCGGTCGGGATATCGACGGTGATGGGGCTCTGGATTATGCCACCACCACGGGCAGTAATAATGCCTACGTGCTTGCCCTAACACCAGCCCTGGATGCCTATGTCGCCGGGGTACCGATCGTGTTCAAGGCGAGTTTTCTCAACACTGGCGCGGCAACCATTAATATCAATGGGCTGGGTGCGGTATCTCTGAAAAAAAATGGGAATGCAAATCTGGCCGCTGGGGACATACAAGCCGATCGTCTTTATATGCTCTGCTTTGATGGTACCAATCTGCAAGTTATTGCCGGTTTGCCCGGATCCCCTATTGGCGGAGAAATGATGTGGCCTACAGAGACGCCTCCGCTGGGCTGGCTCGAAGAAAATGGAGCTGCTATTTCGCGTACAACGTATGCGGGGTTATTTGCAATAATTGGCACCATGTATGGTGCCGGAAATGGCAGCACCACGTTTAATCTTCCGGATGCCCGTGGCAGATTTGTTCGCGGATGGGATCATGGCGCAGGCCTTGATCCAGATGCAGCCAGCCGCACAACGCGAGGCGATGGGACTACAGGAGATAACGTTGGTACAAACCAAGCTAATCAGATCAAATCGCATTCGCATTTATGCTCATTGTACGCAGGGGACTCTCCCGGCCTTCCTAATACAGGGGTAGTCGGTACCGGTAATTCTACTTCTCAAGTCACCGCACTTGCCACTGGCGGAAATGAGACACGTCCCATCAATACCAACCGCATGTTGATCATAAAAGCATATTAAGGAGGAATAGATGCAAATATATAATTATTCAAAAGAGACAGGTGAGTATATTTCGGAGCAAATGGCGCAAGTCGACCCGTTGGAATCCATTAAATCCGGACAGGATGTCTTCCTGATCCCGGCTAATACCACCAGCATCATTCCTCCGGCATCTCAGATAGGGAAAGCCCGCTGTTTTATCAATGGATCGTGGATATATATGGATGATCACCGAGGTGAGACTATTTATAAAAAAAGTGATGGAACATCGTTGATTGTCACATATATCGGCCCCATTTCTGACGATTATACCAGCCTGGCACCATTCACTGATTCCTCATGGGACGGAGAAGCGTGGAAGTTGGATTTCGTCATTCGAAAAAAACGAATTACTGATCTGATGCAAGCTTACATGGATGCAAAGGCCCGAGCCTATGGCTATGACAATATCCTCTCCGCAAAGAGTTATGTAACAAGCACAAATGCAACATGGAGGGCTGAGGGTGAGGCATTCAGAAACTGGCAGGATGCTGTGCGGACCTTTGGACTTGGATTATTGGCTGAACATGAAGCCGGAACAAACATCATTACCACGGAGGAGGCTTTGATCGCGGCGCTTCCTCCGTTTCCATTAGATCCGTAATATATAAGAAAAGGCGGACAGTATTTTCAGGAGTTGACGCTCCCAAAACCATGCGATTCCACCGCAAGACGAGATGACCCGCTACCATCCACCCAGAGAAATAGGTGAGTTTTATAGCAGGGTTGATCCCACATATCAATCACGGAGGATCGCATGAAAAGCTTTTTGTCGTATTTGGGAGGGAAATCCTTACTGGCCAATAAAATTATACCAAAGATCCCGGAACATACCTGCTATTGTGAAGTCTTTGCCGGAGCAGCCTGGATGCTGTTTAAAAAAGAGGAGTCCCAGGTTGAAATAATCAACGATATTAATACTGATCTGGTTACGCTTTACCGGGTTGTAAAGCACCACCTGGATGAATTCGTCCGCTATTTAAGATGGATCCTCGTGGCCCGCGACGAATTTGCCCGGTTCAAGATAGAATCCCCGGAGGCCCTTACGGATATCCAGCGTGCCGTCCGTTTCTATTATCTATTGCGGAGCGGATATGGCGGTAAAGTGAAAAATCCAACCATTAATATTAATACCACGCGCCGATCCGGATTTAACCTTCTACGGCTGGAGGAGGAGCTATCCGAGGTTCATTTGAGGCTGTCACGGGTCTATATCGAGAATAAACCCTATCAGAAGTTGATTGAACGGTACGACAAGCCGCACACATTCTTTTATCTGGATCCACCGTATCACGGATTTGAAGATTATTACGGTGATGGAATATTCAACAGTGATGATTTTATGGTCCTGCGGGATCTGCTAAGGGCGCTTCAGGGTAAATTCATCATGTCCATTAATAACACACCCCAGATCAGGAAAATCTTCGGCCAATTTAACATTGAAACAGTAGCGACGACCTACACGGCGGCAGGAGCCAATAAAAGGGTGCCGGTTCGGGAGTTATTGATTAAAAATTACTAGTTCCAGAGGGGATAATCAAATAGAAATTGACAGAATCAAATGATTTTGGGAAGTGATTTATCGCGCATATGCCCCCCGCGCTATCTCACGCGGCCACATATAGAGATTCAGCAGAAAATAG